AAAGTGTTTATGGTTATCATCTTTTAAAAAACTATGTAAAGACATATCAAAATTTAAATGACGAAAAATCAACTTATACAGAAAAACTTGAACAAAATAATCGAGGATTAATTTTAGGTTTTACAGGACATGTATTTTATAATTTAGAAATGTATAACATCTATGCAAACTCTTTAGTAAATGATTGGGAAAGAGAGAACTTTGATCTTAGTAATCCTTATGATAAAAGTGTGTACGATACTGTTTACTTTTTAAAATCTGTAGACTTAGACGAAATACATTATGCAAATGATCTTTTAAGCATTAACAATTCAAGTGTTTTTAAACAGTTTTAGTAATTGATGTATCTGATATATTATTGCAAAATTGATGTGGACAAGTAGTATAACTGTTGGCAAGATTCCAGTCAGTTATATCTTTAATATTTCCATAACTTACTGAACCGCACCAACTACCATAAACTTCACCTAATGGATCTATATTAATACTTTCATAACCTAGATGGCACTTCATTTTATAAAAATTATTAAGTCTTTCAGTTACTAATTGATGACTTTGTACATATTTTACTGAGCCGTCGCTGTATTTTATTTCTGTCATCCAGTCATTATTTGGTTTTTCTGTAGTTTCAGTTTGAACTATACCCGGCCTATTTAAAACATCTAACTCTTGTTGTGTATAATCATAGAAATATTGCTGTTTATCGTAACCGTTTAGTTGTTTCTTATACATTGTTTTAACACAGATACTTATATTGGAACTAGGGTTTTTAGAGCAGTCTTTAAATAAAGACCGTAAGTACTCAGCATAATCACCTAAATCTTCTACTTTACCGCCTATTCCTGCAATATTAATAGAAATGGTAACATCATGCATTATTTCCTTTAAAACGTTCGTAAAATGGTCTCTATGTTGCGTTAAGGGGTGGTATGTTAGTACTACACCATCTAAGTATTGTTTTGCTTTAGACCACCATTTTATAGTTCTACTTGCGTTTGAATAAACAACACTATTTGTATTGTATTCACTAATTTTGCGTATAATATCTTCAAAACCTGGTATAACTGTAACCTCTCCCCCTATTAATTCATAGTCTACACGTTTACTAGATGCGTTGTAATGCGAAGATATTTGTTCTATGGTGTTTATGTAGTCTATCTTATTGAGCCACGGTTTTGACCCGTTATGTAATATAGGAGGACAATATTCACAAGAATAGTTACAAGGATTACCCATGTTCCATTGTACTCTAAATGTATCAATTGGACCTCGAACTGTAGGCCCTTTAACCGAAATTATGTGTTTCATTACATTCCTACTTTAACAGTAGAAAAACTTTGAACAGGGTGACCGCATGTAGCAACTGATAACATGCTTCTATGTACAGGTCTACCCATTGCAAATACAGTAGGGCATCCTCCTGGTATAAATCCTGTTGAATGTGGTGGTTCACCATGACCAGCAAACACATCGAATGAACAAGATACTGGAGAACCTTCTGCAAATACAGTAGGAGCACCTGGTCCTATAATAGGAGGTCCGCCTACATTTGTCGTTGGGTTACCTACTTTTGCTATACTAAACATATAATAGTATTTATCTACTATTATTCGTTAGATGCTACAGTAAAATCTTCTGAGGTTTCTTGTAAAATAGATAGATAATCTGATGAACTATTATCTAGACTTTTACTTACTGAAATGTATTGATCTTTTGTTATGAAAATAATTTCTGATTTACTTGTAAATGTGTACGGTACTACTGCTATCTCATTATTACTAATAACAACTAATCTAGGATCTCTTAAACAGATTGTAAAATCATCACTTTCTGTTCCTTGTAGAGTACCAATTAGTTCCATACCTGATACAGTCTTTACAGTAACTACTTGACCGTTCAATTCTGAAAAATTATACATTATAAACTAAATCCTTTAAATGTGTCTCCATCTACGTCTTGTTTTGTGCCACCTATAACGTAAGATGATATTTCTGTTTCTTGTGGTGCTACTTGCACTTCTCCTCCACCTATCCATTTCATTGTCCAAGGTAAAGGATTATTACTACTATTATATATCGCTTCTTGCCCTACTGCCTTCATTCTTTTGGCCGCAATAAACTCTACATATTGTTTTAATAGTTCAGCATTTAGTCCAATTATACTGCCGTCTTTAAACAAATAATCTGCCCATGCTTTCTCTTGCTCCACAGCATCTATAAACATTTGCTTACATTCTTCTGCTGTTTCTTTTTTGATCTTAGCAAAGTCTTTATCGTCTTGAGGTAGTAACTTTAGCATTTGTTGTGTACTTGCTAAATGTACATTCTCATCACGTGCAATAAGTTTAATAATTTTTGCATTGCCTTCCATTCTTTTAAGTTCAGCAAATGCCCAACTACAAGCAAAGGACACATAAAAACGTACACCTTCTAATATGTTTACACTCATTAAACATAACCATAACCTTTTCTTATGCTCGTATTCATCGTAACTTGCTAAACCTCTTGATCTTAAATCATTGTACTCAATTAATTTATCATAGTTTTCTGTGATACTGTCTGCACAATCAATGATTTCATTTATATTCATCATTTCATCAAATACTTTACTTGGGTCAGGATATACGTTTCTAATAATATGTGTATAACTTCTACTATGGATTGTTTCACTGAATGCCCAAGTTTCTATCCAAGTTTCCAACTCTGGTAAACTAACTATAGGTAGTAATGCTAAGTTAGGGGAACGACCCTGTACACTATCTAGTAGTATTTGTCTTTTTAAGTTGCTTGTAAATATATGTTGCTCATGATCTGATAAATTTTTAAAGTCTGTTGCATCTTTAAGAATATCAACTTCTTCAGGTCTCCAAAAGAATCCTAATTGCTTATCTGTTAGTTTATCAAACTGTTTATACTTTAATGTATCATATCTTTGGACTACAGGACCTCCAGTAGGATCTAAGAACATTGTAGATTTAGTATGATGCTTTTTGTTCTTTGCGTTTAGTACACTCATTATATTTTACAACTCTCACAATCATCTTCGTCTAAGTAAACATTAGATGATTCAATAAAATTAGCCTCTACATTTTTTCTAGAAGTATCTTCTTTGTTAATATCAATCTCGCCTTGTCCGTCGAAAGTATTATTGTAGTATAGTTGTTTACCACCATACTTATAAAACATTAATATATCTTGGATTAGTACACTCATAGGAACTTTTTCGTCTTCGTAATGTTCCGGATTGTAAGATGTATTTACCGAAATACCCTGGTCTATGTATTTCTGTAATACCGCCATAATTTTCAAATAGCCTTGTGGAGACTTTTGATCCCACAGCAAATCATATTTATTTTTGTAATAAGGAAAGCCTGGTACTACTTGTTTTAATACACCGTGCTTACTTTGTTTTACACTTACATAACTACGTGGTGGTTCTATACCGTTTGTGCTGTTACTAATTTGTGCAGATGTTTCTGCTGGCATTAGTGCCATTAGTGTACTATTTCTTATACCATGTTCTTTTAAATCTTTTCTTAACTGTTTCCAATCTTTTCTTTCTTTATGCTTAACTAACTCATCAACATCTTTCTTGTATGTTTGATTAGGAGTAATACCATCTCCGTACTTTGTTTCATCTGTGCCTGGACATTGTCCTTGTTCAACTGCTAGATCAGCACTTGCTTTAATTAAGTAGTAACTCCATGCTTCTGCGTACTCGTCAACAAGTTCAAGATTAGGATTGCTGTAGTTTGTATCATTCTTTGCTAACCAGTATGCAAGGTTAATGATACCCACACCCAAAGGACGGCGTTTCATTGTGCTGCGTTCTGCTGCTAGTACTGGGTAGTTCTGATATGTAAGCAGCGCATCTAAGCCACGCACTGCAAGTTCACAAGGCTTTGCAAAGTCTGCGGGAGTTTTAATGTTTCCCCAGTTGATAGCACTAAGCGTACATAGTGCAATCTCACCATCTGGATCGTTAAAATCGTTAAGTGGCTTTGTAGGCAA